AAAAGATTGACCTGCAGCAACTAATATAGTTCCAGAAAAATCTGCAGCACCATCTTCATCATTAGATATTTGAAGTGATAAATTAATTGAATTACTCCCATCTAAATTTGTAACCCTAATATATTTAACATCTGCAACTGCCATTGCTCCATCTGCAGTATTTTCAGCAGCCTGAAACATTCCTATAGTTGAATCTTGATTTGCTGGACATGTTACTATTCTTTTAGATATATCATTTATACCTGTAATTGAATATATATTTGTACCGCCAAATTGCTGACCATTTAATGTAATGTCTTCTGTATGTGTAACTGTTAAGTTTGCCACTTATTCTCCTTACTTGCCTTCTATTAACTCACCCCACAATGAGGTTCGTCCTTTTATTATTTGTATTATATGGACTGTGAATAATCCGCCTTTGTAAAAATCCACAATCGCAAATCCATGCGCCCAGTTGATTGGCCTGTTACCAAGCCAAGAATTTTTTTCACTGCTCATATCTTTTAAACATCCGATGCTCCAAGCTGACTTAGGCCCATCCATATGAGTTGCGCTCATTTGTTGTAAATCATGCCAATGTCCATACATTATATTGCAACCAAGTTTTCTTATATGATTTGCTGTATGATACTGCCCACCGTATTGATGTCCATGATAAAAGTATAACTTACCTATCTTTAGTTTCTTTCCAAATGCATAATATTTATATCCTCGTTCTTTTAACTTGACTGCTTTTGCAAACTTGTATTGTGGTATATAAGGATACTTTTCAACTGCCATATTGCACCAGTCATCATGATTACCTTCTGTTAAATACTTTTCTTTACAGTTTGCTTTGTCTAAAGATTCATCAATCATATCCATACCTTTATTCACATCTTTTACATCTTTATCAAAGTCTTCGATTAAAAACTCCAATGGTGGTGCTTTCTTTCTTTTATACTTCCAATGTGAAAATCCAGACCATTCGCCTACATCACCAAGGTCTACATATATATCAGGTTTTACTATTTCGATTGCTTTTTTTAAACATTTAATTGCAGGAATATCTGCAAGTGGAAAGTGTTTGTCAGGAGTCACAATTGCTCTCTTGACTACACCTTTATCTTTATTCGGCATATTTACCTCTATTTCAAAAAACTACTTTTTATTTTCTTTGTCTTTAAGAAGCTCTTCACACATTTCAATTTTACCTTGAAGTTTAATGAAGATTTCTTTTACTTGCTCTTGTTGCTTCTTATAATCTTCGAGCATTTTTTTTAAATCCATCTTATCCCCTTTTATAATCTTGGTACCGCTAATGTCCTTACTCCACTTTTTCTTAACGGATACTGTTTTATCATTTTATCAAACATCGCTCTAAAATACTGCGCTCTTTGCAAATCTCCTGCATCTTCAAACATCCTAGCTTTTATATAGCAAAGCACCGATGGATGTAATCCTGAATCAAGACCTGCTGTTGTTTTTAAATCTTCTGTTACATCATCAATAGTTCCATACTTTGATTTATATGTAATTCTTATGCCTGCAGATACATCATCTCCTTGATAGGTATCAAATTTTTCTGTTGTTCTTTCTGCAGATGTAGAGGTAGTATCTTGGCAAAGTATAGCTAATCTATTGTCATCATTATAATAAACAAAGTAATTGTTAGGATATGTTCTTTTATTTATTGCCATAATTCTCCTATGTTAATGTATCATCTCCTGCATCTGTATCCGACCAACTTGTAGCAGTATCATCAGTATCACCTCTTAATAATTTATGAGGGTCTGCAAGTTTTGGAATCATTACATATCTATCATTCGTATCTTTAATTTCAACTCTATCTATTTGTACTACATCATCAGTCAATGTATACCATCTATCAAAGCCAATAAGATTTGTTGTTTTTGATTCTGTATTATTCATTTTTTTTGATGATATTTCATCTAACGCATCATTAATAAGTTGAAACATATATTGCTCTGGCTGTCTGCCAAACATTTTCTCTATCTGGTCTATAATATTTTTTGCTGTCATTATTTAGCTCCTTCTTTTGGCATAGCTATATTTGCTGTTATAACGCCTTGTACAGCATCTTGGTATTGTGCTTTTAATGAAGATATAATAGGAATATAAAGCTCAGGGTCTTCTTCTATTGCAAGTAAATATTGTGCTGCAGATATTGCAGCTCTTAATACAACTAAATGTTCTGCTTCATCTGGGAAGTTTGCTATGCTTGTTGCTGCAGTTACATCATATGTTCCTGCATCTGCTGCTGTAAAGGTTGGATATCCGACATGATAAACAATTGCTGTTTGATTTGCAGTTGGTGTTGGATTTACATTTAAAATCATTGCATCATTTGAACTTGTAACCCAATAAGCTGGGTCTGTTGCTGATGCAAAGTATATGCTTGTAGAATCTCCAGACATTTCACCAAAAGCAGAAGGAACTTCTCTGCATGGTATTCTAAATCCTCCAGAGTCTGCAGATAAGCGTGTAACATACATTATCTCTCCAATACCATCTAGGTCTGCTAAATGAGATGGAGAATTAGTAATTGTGCTTTCAGTTAAGCATTTTTCTTTTAATTTTGGAGGAAGTATATTAGTAACTTCTTTTACTGCATCAGTCATAAACTGAGCAGCAGCTTCATCAAAATCATCACCAGTTTCTGTATTATCTGCACTATCTGCATCAAATCCTGTTAATGCATGTATTCTTGCTGCAAAGTCTAATGCCATTATTTTTTACTCCATGATGCAACATCTTTATCAATAGTTGTCTGACTAAATTCAACTTTTGTTTGTCCACTCCAGGTAGTTCTCATATTAATATGATTAGAAACCTTACCTAAAGAACCAAATACTTTACCACAACTACATTTAGGCAACTTGTCAGATACACATTCTACTTTATTTCCGCATGTACAATAGTATGTTCTCATTTAGAATGACCATATCCTTTTTTCTTTAAACTTAAATGTTTTTCATATGTATTGGCTTTTATACCCTTACCATCTTTATACATCATATGTGGTTTAAATCCTGCTTTTCCACCTTTTTTCATTTTTTTCATTTTACCGCCATACATCATTTTTGGCATTTTGCCGCCTTCTTCCATATAGCCCATTTTATTTCTTACATTTTTAGGTAGTTTAGATAAACCTGGGTTTTTAGATGAATCAACTTCTTTTAAAGCTTTTCCGCCTTCTTCATATTTTTTCATCATTCCGCCATCACCCATCTTTTTCATTCCATAGGCTTTGCCGCCACCCATATATTTCATTTTACCACCATCCATATACTGTGGTCTTCCAATCATACTCATGCCTGTCATACCACCGCCTTCATACATTTGCTGGCTTCTATTTCTTCCATCTGTAACCATTAAACCTGGGTCATTTGCAACCATTTTATTTGCTGCATCCATACCTTTTTCATCATATGACATTTGTGCTACAGTTTTTCCTGTCATCTTATCTTTTACTTCTGGCATTATTTTTTACTCCTATTTCTTGCATCAGTTGTTGGAAAATCATAATCCATATTACCTGGTAATTTACCATTTTCATTGATATATTCCAAAACTGGTTCAGTTGCTTTATTTACCGATTTTTTCTTAATTATATATTCACCACCCTCAACTTCAATTGGGATGCCACCTTCTGCATGCGAAGGACCTTTTAAAACTCCACCACCTATTTTATATTTAGATTTAATTTTTCCACCTTCTTCTTTATAGCCACCACCTGCAGATTTATAAGCCTTTGCAAGCATCTGTGCTTTACGTGCGCTCCACTGACCAGGATTTCCACCCTTGCCACCAGCTTTTATTCTATTGAATATACGCTTGCGCATTTCAGGTTTTGTATAGTTTCCTGCTTTATTAACTGTGCTTTTCTTAGCCATCTTAATCTAAATATTTAATATGAAATATTAGTTCTAAGCTATCAACTGCATAAGTTGGAGTGCTTGCTTCTAATACTGCCCAAACATAAACATCTGTTGAACCTTCGTCTGCTTTTAACATTAAATTTGGCCCAGCATTTTCATTTACTCCGCCTCCTGGAAAAACCATATGTATTCTAGCATTATCAATATGTGCTCCTGTTGTAGCATTATCACCTATGCTTCTTGCATATCCAAGAACTTTATTATTAGCTAAATCAGAATTAGATATATCTACTGTTGTATTTATTCCGCTTGATGCTATAGTTGTACCTTCTTTTTCTTGAAAACCAAATATTATATCGGTAGCACCATCAGAATTATCGCTTTTATCTAAAAAATACATAGCTGATAAATATGAAACTCCACCTCTGTTTGATACTGCATTTGGAATTTTTGTAGCTAAAAATAAAGCATCTCCTGTTGCATAAGTATCAGTTGTTAATGTAGGGGTGACTCTTACTACTGTTCCGCCTGGGAAACTTCCCATAACTTTCTCCTTGTTTATAAAATTATTATTGTCTTATGTAGATTCGGGAGCCACCTTTTATTGATAGCTCCCATAGTTCTACAAAACTATAACTACGCTACTGAAATACCACCATCAGCTTTTGTTTGACCTGATACATAGTAATTAGAGCCATCGCACCAAATGTCAATGAAGTCACCTTTGATAGCTACGCCATCTGCAAAAGTAATTGTAGTACATCCAGTATTGGATACACCATCATCACTTGTGTCAACTTCAAGTTCATTGATACCATTAACAATAATTACATCAGTGTCAGCTGAGGCTTTTTCAACAACTGTGTATGATGCGCTTGATGGAGCTGCTTCTACTACAATTTTGCAGTACCAGCCAGCACCAGCGTCAGCTACAGACGGAAGAGTTGTTGCAAATTCGGTTGCAGAATTTAATAATAATATTGAACCTGAATCTTTCTCTTCTAACTGTGTTGCTGCAGTTAACACTTTAACTTTCTTTTTGTGTCCACTGTTACTCATTATGTTTTCATTTAAATAATCACTTCTCATCTTACACGCCCTCCAAATTCATAAGTGCATGAGTTTCAGGAAGACTTACCTCAAGACCTGCTTCTGTTAGAATCATATCTTTTCTTAAATCTTCATCAGCTTGTTGCACATTTGTTGTTATTGAAGTATCACGATTTAAACCATTACCTACAAGCGGTCTGTAAGCAACATGGTCTAAGTCAACCATCATCATAAATCCAGAAGCAAAGCCTCTAAATAGAGATTCAGCAACCATAGATATATCACCATGGATAGTTTGTACTTTAGTTACTAAATGTCCAAAAGCGCCTTGCGATGCTGGGAAGTTATATCTTTGGTCGCCATCTGTCATAGAACCAGTTATAAAACTATTTGAACCAAGTTTGTTAAAGTGAGATATTACTGGTCTTGAAGCTAAAGCTAACTTAGCTCTTCCACCACCCCTTGCAGGGTCGAAGATTACTTCAAAGTTACTTAATAATGTATCATAAGTTAAATCTTGCACTCTATTATTTTGATAATACGGAATACCAGAATTATATACTAATTTAGCGCCTTCATTTTTAACTTGTGCATGACCATTTCTAATAGTTGAACCAACAATACCATCTGTATATTGAATACCACTTGCAGTTCCTTTTTGTCCAAATAACATTGCTCTTTCGATATCTACTTTGTGTTCTCTTAATTTAAGATTCCAAATTCTTTGGAACTCATCTGCATAACCTCTGTAGATAGTTGCTCTTGCAGTATTTGTCATCTCACAAGCAGTTTTGAATATTTGAGTAAAACCAGTATCATGGTCAAGCTCTTGTGAAAAAACATCTGGTGAACCAGAACCTTGCTCAAATGAAGTACCTATTACAGTACATTTTGAGTCGTTTGCTAAAGGTAATGTTGTAGAACCAAGATGAGATATTGCTGTAACATTACAAGTTGTTTCTGCAGATGAACTACTTACAGTATTTATTCTAACATTTGCAGTTGTAGGGATATCATCGCCTACATCTCCAATTGCTACAACCATACCTGGAAGTAAAAAATCAACAGATGCAGCACCTGATGTATCAAATACAATATCCATATTGCTTCCTTCTGCAACTAAAGTTGTTGCACCTTTAAGCAAAAAGCTTCTATCAGTCATGTGAATCTTTGTTCTATCTTCCAAAAATCGGAACTGACTATCCGATGTTGGGACTTTTGCTACTTTTGACAAATAAACAAAAAATGGAGACTCTTCTGGGGCTAATTCAGCAATCCTATCACTAAAATCAAATAATCTTCTACTTTGATTATTTAGAGTTAGAGCTGTCTGGGAACCAGGAGTTCCAAATTTTACTTGTCCAGAGTTAAATTTCTCTGACATTTTATTCTCCTTAGTTAATAATTAATTAAATTACAATACGTTAGCTCGACTCCCAGCTTTTAAAACGCCTTCCCATATTGCATCATCATCACTTTTTCTTACAGGTTGCTCGCCAGTTAAAATACCTGCCTGTTGAGGAACTGCTTGATTTTGACGAATTGCGTCTAATGGGTTACCATTTTCATCTTTTGCTGGTTCTTGAGTTACTGCTCTCCACATATTAATTGCACCATCAACGCCATACTCTGCTGGATTTTTGCTAGCAAAATCAACAAATGAATTTATTTCTTCAGGTGTTAATCCTTTTGCAGCAAGTTCACCTTGAAGTTTAGTCATACCTACTTCTTTTTGAACACCTGCTACTTGGCTTTTAACTGCATTATTAATAGAGTCCTGTAACTCTTGTTGTCGAAACTTATACGATTTAGATGCTGGGTCATTATAGGCTTCCCATGGGTCA